TTCCATATAATCAATTTTACCTGTTTTATATGCGTCAGGGTCAAATGGCATCCACATACCAACTTCTCCAACATAAATATCATGATTTGGGTCAACTTCTCGCAACATCCTACATCTAAGTTGTGCTTCTTGTTGAGAAGAAAATGAACCTCTAATCTTAATACCTCTGGTATTTGTTTTAAAATTATTTTCTTCATCAAATTCTTTTTGGATGTTTTCTTCTTCTTTATCTAAAAAGTTTTTAAAATCATTTTCAATTTCATCTGTTTTAAATTTTATCTTTTCACTTGATAAATACTCATTAAAATCTTTCATAATTTCATCAAAATCATTATCATATTTATAAGAAATGAAATTTAAAAATTCTGTAAATTTCTGTACAGATTTTGAAAAATCAAAGTGTTTTAGGAATTTTTCAAAAAAAAAACGATTCTTATCTTTTAAAATTTTTTCCGGAGATAAAAAAGATAAACAAACGTATTTTTGACCTGAAATTGCTTTATCTTCCTCTAATAAATCAGCATATTTAGGATTATCTTTTCCATCTGGCAGGGTTTTTCTTTCAAAACCTTTAGACATTATGTAATTATTGATTTGATTACTTTTAAGTTTTTAGTTGCTTATATATTTTTTTCTTGTTATTATTTATAATGCTTGCAAATTTAGGAAATGCTTTAGACTTAGGCGAACTTGTGAAAAGAGCTGTAAAATATCTCGTAGAAGGTTTTATGGTTGCTATTGCAGCTTATGCAATCCCCAAAAGATCATTAAACTTTGACGAAGTTGCACTCATCTCTTTAACTGCTGCTGCCACTTTCAGCATCTTAGACACATACGTGCCTACAATGGCTGTCTCTGCACGTACAGGTGCTGGATTTGGTGTTGGTGCCAATATGGTTGGATTCCCCCGGTAATATGGTTGGATTCCCCCGGTAATATAATATGAGTTACTTTATTTTGTAACTTATATTGTTGGTATAAATTCCCAATTTAATTCATGGCAAATCTTTTTCCAGATATCATCTTGCTCTATTCTTTTTACTGGGTCTTTTAGCATTGGGAAAAATGGTAAAAACTGTTTTTCATCCAATAATTCACACATTTTATATAAAACATAATAATAATTTAGGAAATTCACCCTCCCATCAGGACAATGTTTTGCATAAGGTTTCTGAATTTCTAGAAATAAATTACATAATCTTTCTTCTAATTCGGGGTGCATAATTGGTGGTTTTATTCCTAATTTATCTTTTATAAATGGAATATGTTCATAATATTTATTATAACCTAATTTTTTCAATATATTTTTTGCTTTTTTATTTGTCATTTGTGACAAATTAATTCTTTCTTTTTTAATTTGACTTTTTATCTCATCTAAGACTATTTTTGGAATCTGTGTAGTTTCTTTTGCTTGGAACTGAGCTAAAATTTCACGAAAATGATTTATTCTTTTATATGCATAAAAACATACTTCTTTTGGGGGTTCTTTATAAGAAGGCTTCTCATGTTCAATTAAATAAGGAATTGATATAAAACACTTCTTACAAACTAAAATACCTTCATAATCAATTGCAACCATTTCACCAGAACAATGCTTACATAAATCATTCTTTTGAACAAAATTCTGAATATTTAAAAATTTTTCATCAACATTTACCAAATATTTCTGAATTTCATTTGATTTTCTAATTAGTTTATCTGTTTTTTTATTTGCAAAAAATGAATGTAAAATTTTTGTTTTACTTTCACCTGTTGCAACAACTTTCTTCTTTTCAAAATAATCAAAAATATATTTAGAATTATCTAATAAATATTTCTTTTTCTCTAACTTTTTCTTATTTTTTAAAGAAATTAATTCCTTTAATTTATCTTTTAAATCTAAAATTTTTTCAAAATTCCTTTCATTTTTTAATTTATTTTCTATTTCAATGATTGTTTTGTATAATTTAGGCAATTCTTCTATTTCTATGGTTTTAAATTTTTTCATCATCTCATTATGTTTATTATCCAAAGTTATTTGAGCTCTTTTATTTGTTTTTATTTTTTTGTTCGCCTTTGGTTTGAAATTTGGCATATATGATACATTTATTAGAATAATTGTTTTAAGTTTTAGTTTCCAAACTAGTTTCTTTTTTTTTTTATATGTCTGATGAAATTAATTTAAAAGATATACAAATTGATTTTATTAAATTTCATAAAATGGTTTTTTTATTTAACGGATTAGAAAATGGATGGACTATTAAAAAAAATAATAATGCTTATATATTTTCTAAACCCCATGAAGGTAAGAAAGAAGTTTTTTTAGATACTTATTTAAAACGCTTTATGCAGCGAAATTTAAATTTAGAAAATTTGATTTAAAATTTTATTTATATTATATATAAAATTTTTTTTTCTTTAGCAATATTATAACAATGGGAGGAGGACTTATGCAACTTGTAGCTTATGGCGCTCAGGACGTTTATCTTACGGGCAACCCGCAAATCACTTTTTTCAAAGTGACTTACAGACGGCACACCAACTTCGCAATGGAATCTATTGAGCAGACCTTCAATGGGTGCTGCGACTTCGGACGCCGGGTACAGTGCACTATCGCCCGCAATGGTGATTTGGCTTACCGCACATATTTTCAGGTAACACTTCCGGAAATCTCAAGCGCCGATGCGAACTTCGCACGCTGGCTTGACTACCCTGGACACCACATGATCAATAACGTAGAAGTTGAAATTGGTGGACAGCGCATTGACAAACAGTATGGTGACTGGATGCATATCTGGAACCAGCTTACTTCCACCGCTGAACAGGAAGCAGGATACAACAAGATGGTTGGACACACCACCCAACTTACATATTTAACTGACCCATCGTTTGCCGATGTCGAACAGGCGTGCCAATCAGGTGCCCCTTGCAACACATGTGCCCCACGCAATGCACTTCCGGAAACAACTTTGTACATTCCGCTCCAGTTCTGGTTCTGCCGCAACCCGGGACTTGCTCTTCCACTTATTGCCCTCCAATATCACGAGGTCAAGATTAATCTTGAAGTCCGCCCTCTTGACGAAGTTCTCTGGGCTGTTATGGACACGACGGACGGCTATCTTAAGTGCCCGGCCGGCACAAGTGGGAAAGCATCATCCGCTTACACCAAGTCACTTGTTGCGTCGTCCCTCTACGTCGACTACGTCTTCCTCGACACTGATGAACGCCGGCGCATGGCGCAGAACCCACACGAATACCTTATTGAACAGCTCCAGTTCACCGGCGACGAATCCGTCGGGTCGTCCTCGAACAAAATTAAGCTCAATTTCAACCATCCATGCAAAGAACTTGTATGGGTTGTGCAGAAAGATGCTCTCGTTGACTATTGCTCGTCGTTCCTCTGCCAGTCGCTTCTTTACAACATCCTTGGTGCGCAGCCATTCAACTACACCGATTGCGTTGATGCCGTGCCTAACGCCCAGCACGCTTACTCATCAGCAGATGCTGCAAAGGGAGCGGCCACTGTCATCAATGCCAGCGACCTCTTCCAAGACCCTGGTGCGATGAACTTGGTAGAGTCAGCGTCTGCCACTTCATGGCCGGCGTCGAACTACAACTCGGCGGACGGCACCAACCCGCTCGGCGCCACGGAGCATTCACTCGTCTCAGACGCTGGTTCCTTCGTTCTCGCCGAGAGCGCCCTCAACATGCATTGCTGGGGAAAGAACCCGGTTGTCACAGCCAAACTCCAGCTCAACGGACAGGACCGCTTCTCAGAGCGTGAAGGCAGCTATTTTGACACCGTTCAGCCGTTCCAGCATCACACTCGCCACCCTGACACTGGCGTCAACGTTTACTCGTTTGCTCTCCGCCCTGAGGAGCACCAGCCATCTGGAACTTGCAATTTTTCGCGTATTGACAACGCCACACTTCAGCTTGTCCTTTCAAACGAAACCGTCGGAGGAGAAGAGACCGCCAAGGTTAGAGTGTACGCCACTAACTACAATGTGCTTCGCGTGATGTCAGGCATGGGAGGACTTGCGTATTCAAATTAAGAGCATATATGGTGTCATTTGTGTATTATTATTTTAACTAAATTATAAAATTGATTTAAATTTTATAATTCATTATAAATTAAGAATGGAAATTATTGAAACAATTCTAGGCGATGAAATAAATA